GCACAGTAATTATGACTGGTGCATGGAACGACTATAACGACGCGGAATCCCAAACATCCTACGACCTGATCCCGAAGGGCACCATTGTGCCGGTAAGGATGACCATCAAACCGGGTGGTTATGACGATCCGGCTCAGGGTTGGACGGGTGGATACGCAACCCACAACGATACGACGGGCTCGGTTTATCTCAACGCCGAGTTTGTCATCCTCGAAGGCCCGTTTGCCAAGCGCAAGGTCTGGAGCCTGATTGGGCTTCGCAGCCTCAAGGGTCCGGAATGGGGCAACATGGGCCGGTCTTTTGTGCGCGGCATTCTGAATTCGTCGCGGGGCCTTTCGGACAAAGACAATTCCCCGCAAGCGCAGGCTGCCCGCCGTATCAACGGTTTTGCGGATCTGGATGGCATTGAATTCCTGGCCAAGATCAATGTTGGCAAGGACGCCAATGGCGATCCAAAAAATGACATCCGGTTTGCGGTGGCTCCCAACAATAAGGATTGGGAAACGTTTAAGGCTGGCGGTGGTCTCTGGACGCCGAGCCAATCGGCTACTGCCCCCACAGCAACCGCACAGCCGACGGCCAACGCCAGCACGGAGACGCAACCTGCCGCAAACCCCAATCGCCCGTCCTGGGCTCAATAGGGGAGGCTGGTCATGTTGCTCCGTCCCCGCCAGAAAACCTTCGTCGAGCGCAGTGTTCAAGCGCTCGGCGAACACGGCAACACACTGGCTGTTGCCTCTACCGGATTTGGCAAAACCATAGCGCTGGCCGGTGTCACCGGTCAGTTGCTGAAAGGCAATGATGCCAAGGCCTGTGTCCTTGCCCATCGTGATGAGCTGACAAGCCAGAACGAGGTGAAGTTCAACCGGGTTAATCCGGGTATTAGCACCTCGGTCGTCGATGCAAAAACCAAATCCTGGCAGGGGCGGACCACCTTCGCCATGGTTCCGACCCTGGCACGCAAGTCCAACTTGGCTGCCATGCCCGCGCTTGAGCTTTTGGTGATTGACGAAGCCCATCACGCAGCAGCCGACAGCTACCGCCGGATTATCGATCAGGCAAAGGACAAAAACCCGGACGTCAAAATCTTCGGTGTAACGGCCACCCCCAGCCGGGGAGACAAGAAAGGCCTGCGACCGATCTTTTCCAATGTCGCCGATCAGGTGTTCATTGGCGAATTGGTTGCCTCGGGCCATTTGGTGCCGCCGCGCACCTTCGTGATTGATGTGGGGGCCCAGGAAGCGCTCAGGTCGGTTCGCAAGACCGTTGATGATTTCGACATGATGGCTGTTGACGCCATCATGAACAAAGCGCCGATCACGGATGCGGTCATTAAACACTGGCGTGAAAAATCCGGAGATCGCCAAACCGTCGTCTTCTGTTCGACGGTCGATCATGCCCGCAACGTGCGCGATGCCTTTCGTGATCAAGGGATTCAAGTCGCCATGGTCTATGGCGACATGGGCACTGCAGATCGGCGTGACGTGCTTCAGGCCTATGAGCGGGGCGAGGTCCAGGTTCTGGTCAATGTGGCGGTGCTGACGGAAGGCTGGGATCATCCGCCGACCAGCTGCGTCGTGCTGCTGAGGCCATCTTCTTACAAATCAACCATGATCCAGATGGTCGGGCGGGGCTTGCGCACCATTGATCCAAGCGAGCATCCAGGCGTCGTCAAAAGCGATTGCATCGTTCTGGATTTTGGTACTTCGAGTCTTTTGCACGGCAGCCTTGAGCAGGATGTGAATCTTGATGGCAAGGTGGGCTCCGGCCCCGCACTGACCAAAGAATGCCCGGAATGTGCTGCCAATGTGCCGCTGGCTGTTATGGAATGTCCTCTGTGCGGCTACCACTTCCAATCGGAGGGCAAGGAAAGCCAGCAGCCGATCTCTGACTTTGTCATGTCGGAAGTGGATCTTCTAAAGCGTTCCAGTTTCCAATGGTGCGACCTTTTTGGCGATGATGCCGCGCTGGTCGCAAATGGCTTTAACGCCTGGAGCGGGATTTTCTTTCATCAAGGCCGCTGGCATGCCGTCGGCGGTGGCAAGGGCCTCAAATCACATTTGTTGGCCATGGGTGAGCGGACCATTTGTCTGGCCGCAGCCGATGATTGGCTGAATGAAAACGAAACCGACGAGAGCGCCCATAAATCTCGCTCCTGGCTCAATCAATCAGTCACCACCCGTCAGCTTCAATTCTTGCCGCCCGAGTACCATCAGGATTTTGGCCTCACCCGGTATCACGCATCAGCCCTGCTGACCTTCCAGTTCAACAAGGCGGCGATCACCAATCTGGTGTTGAACGCTCCCGAAGATGGCCGGAGGGCGGCATGACCCATGGTGACTTCATCCGATGCTGCCACCCGATTGCGGCTTTGGCATCCGCGCGGGGAACTCTGTGCCGTTTGTCGGCGACCGACCCGTGGTTTTGGCTGGTTCGACCGGCAATCATCGAAGCGTCCGCGTATTCAGCGGTGGTTCTGCTCCATGGACTGCCAGGGTTTCTGGTCGCGCTTGGCGAAGGAGGGCTTGGGCATGGTTGATCTGACCGAACAGGAAAAAGCCGCCCTGCGTCATGCCGTCAAGATGTTGGCGGAGGTTATGGAAGAGATCGGCTGGGAAACCCGCCTGATCGACCTCACAGAAACCCAGGTTCTCACCCTCGCTGAAGTCTGCGTTGGCGGGTTTCAGGACGCCATGCTGGCCACGGCCAAGGGCGACGATACGGAGGTCCCTTTTTGATGCTGGACTACAATTCTACCCAAACCTTCGCCGATCAGGTGAACGCCTACATTGATGAGGCGTTGGTTGCTGAGAACCAAAGTCAAACACCCCGCCAATATCTTGGCGGCTCCCGTCTCGGTGTTGCCTGCGAACGTGCGTTGCAATTCGAATATGCCCAAGCCCCGAAGGACGATGGGCGGGATTTTAATGGCCAGACCTTGCGCATTTTTGGCGCTGGTCATGTGTTCGAGGATCTGGCTATCGACTGGCTGCGCAAAGCCGGGTTCGAGCTCTACACGACCAAAGGCAACAAACCTGATGGAGAACAATTCGGGTTCAGTGTCGCCGGTGGCCGTATCCGTGGCCATGTGGACGGCATTATCAATGCGGCTCCGATGATGGATGGCTTCCCTGCACTTTGGGAATGCAAATCGCTCAACAACAAATCCTGGAATGACACCGTCAAACGCGGCGTCACAGTTTCCAAGCCGGTCTATGCCGCGCAGATCGCCACCTACCAGGCATATATGGAAGCCTCGGTCCCGGGCATATCGCAAAACCCGGCGCTGTTCACCGCGATCAACAAGGATACGGCTGAGCTGCACCATGAGCTGGTCCCTTTCGATGGCGGGCTCGCCCAACGCATGAGCGATAAAGCTGTGCGCGTCATCCAGACGACGGAAGCAGGGGAGTTGTTGCCGCGCATCGCGCAATCGGCTGATTTCTTCGAGTGCAAATTCTGCGATTGGTCCGATCGGTGCTGGAGAACCGATGGATGAGCAATGAGGTTGTAAACATCAATGATTGGCGGGACTTCAATTCCGCTGCTCCGCAAAGACAGGACGATGGTAGACATGCCGGGCTAACCGTCGATGAGATCAAGGCGCGATTGCTCGGCAATCTGCGTGGCCTTCTCTCCTACCTGTATCCCGCCGGTGTTTTCCGCCATGGCAAATTCTTAGTTGGTGATGTCCGAGGCAGCAAAGGTGAAAGCCTGACTGTTGAAATCACCGGGTCCAAGGCCGGGATGTGGCATGACTTTGCCACGGGTGAAGGCGGAGATGTTCTTGCCCTCTGGGCCGCAGCGACCGGTCGCAACACCCAGTCGGATTTTCCATCGCTTCTGGATGACGTGCATCAGTGGCTGGGTGAACCGGGCATGGAAAGTGTGACCATTGAACCAGAGCGCACCGTGCCCTTGGATGAGCTGGGTCCGGTCACGGCCAAGTGGGACTATCTCGACAGTGAAGGCGGGCTGTTGGCCTGTGTTTATCGCTATGACCCGCCCGGCGGAAAACAGTTTCGGCCCTGGGATGTCACTTGCCGGAAGATGAAGGCTCCAGATCCCCGCCCACTTTACAACCAGCCCGCCATGAAAACGGCTACCAATGTGGTTTTGGTCGAAGGTGAGAAGTCCGCCGACGCTTTAATTGCTCAGGGGATTTGCGCCACGACGGCCATGAATGGGGCCAAGGCTCCGGTTGAGAAAACCGATTGGTCGCCGCTTCGGGGCAAACGTTGCCTGGTCTGGCCGGACAAGGATGCGGCAGGTTGGCAATACGCCGAGGCTGCTGCCGAGACGGCTCTCGGTGCTGGTGCGCTTTCGGTCGCCATTCTCATGCCGCCAATGGACAAACCGGAAAAGTGGGACGCGGCGGATGCTGTCGACGAGGGCATGGACGTTGAGGCCTTCATCGCCAATGCGCCCCGCCAATCTATCGCAAGCCCGCATGCCAATGCCCAAGCCTTCAGCCTGAAACAGCTGCTGGGAGATCAATCTCCCATGCCCGACGATATTATAGCTCCCCGCGTCCTGACCCCGTCTGGCCTGCTGGTTTTTGGCGGTGCGCCCAAGGTCGGTAAAAGCGATTTCCTGCTTTGTTGGTTGGTTCACATGGCGGCAGGTATTTCGTTCCTGTCGTTTACGCCGCCGCGCCCGTTGCGGGTGTTCTATCTACAAGCCGAGATCCAGTACCACTATCTTCGGGAACGGATTCAGCAAATTTCGCTGCCCCCTGAGGTGATCAAACAGGCCCATGAAAACCTGGTCGTCACGCCCCAACTCAAACTCATTTTGAATGAAGCGGGGCTGGAAACCGTTGGTGCTTTGATCCGCAAGCACTTTCCGGACGGTCTCGACATCATCGTCATCGACCCCATCCGCAACGTGTTTGACGGCGGCGAGGCCGGTCCCAGCGAAAACGACAACAACGCCATGCTGTTTTTCCTACGTGATCGCGTGGAGAAACTGCGCGATAGCGTGGATCCTGACGCTGGCATCATTCTCGTTCACCACACCCGAAAGCTCTCCAAGAAACAGGTTGATGAAGACCCGTTTCAGGCGCTTTCCGGCGCAGGGTCTCTTAGGGGCTATTACAGCTCAGGCATGATCCTGTTTCGCCCCGACGAGGCTCAGTCGGAACGGCGACTGATTACGGAACTGCGCAACGGCCCCGCATTGGCGGCAAAGATTGTCGATAAAGAATCTGGGCGATGGATTGAGATCGACCCATCGTCGGAGCGTCTGGTGCGCCAGGAGTATGGCGACAAACTTGATGCCGAGCGCTTGCGTAAACGCGACGTCATTCTGCAGGTCTTGTTTGAAGAAGCTTTGGCAGGCCGGGTTTATACCTCAACCCAGTTTGCCGAGCGTTTTGAAAATAGCGCAGGGCTGGGTGGTCGCAGCACCATCGCCGAGCGCATCAGTGTTCTGACCACAAAGGGCTACATCAAGTATTTCCGAAATCCTGACGAGCACGACCTGCCGCCTCTGTCGCGCACTCGTTATGGATATCTTTGTGTCGAAGGCATGCAGCTGGGCGAAGCCGAAGACGTGGTGGACGAGGACACCGGGGAGGTCACTCAGACCATCCATCCGCTTCTCCCGACCCATTACAAGTGCCGTCAATCGGGGGCCGTTCTGGAAGTCGAGAGCCCTCACATCTGGGTTTATCACGATGACGAGGTGGACCATGAGTAGCCCCCGAATTCGTGATTTCAGAATCCAGAATCCAAAAATTCTGGATTCTGGCTGGATCGTCAAACCGCACAAAACCACGGGTTTGAGGCTGATTTCAGAACCCAGCCGGATTCTGGATTTGGATTCTGGATTCTGGAAAAAACATGAGGTTTTCTGCGACTCTCAGAGCCAACTCCAGAATCCAAGTGAATACCTCCCCCTAAAGGGGGAGAGGGCTACGCCAGCGCTGACGCTTGGCGAACCCTCTTTGCCATGCCTGTCGACACCGTCCGGCCAAATCACCCATCAGCTTTGTTCATTTAACACGGAGGCCATTATGCCTGAACTTTCATCGACCAAAACTCAAACCGATCCTTGTGCGGGTTCACTCAAAATTTTGGCCCTTGATCTTGGCACTAAAACCGGTTGGGCCGTTTGTCTGCCAGATCGGACCATCACCAGCGGAACAGCCGAGTTTAAAAATGATCGTTGGCAAGGCGGCGGGATGCGTTTCCTGCGGTTCAAGCAATGGCTCACCGAGATCAAGCAGATGGCCGATGGCCTGGATGCGGTCTTCATTGAGGAAGTCCGTCGTCACGCCGGTGTCGATGCCGCTCATGCCTATGGTGGGTTTCTGGCCCATGTGACCGCCTGGAGTGAACATCACGCCATCCCCTATGAGGCCGTGCCGGTCGGCACCATTAAACGTCATGCGACGGGGAAAGGGAATGCCAACAAGGAAGCCATGATCCTGGCTGCCCGGAAACGCGGGTTCAATCCAGCCGATGATAACGAAGCCGATGCTTTGGCCATTCTCGATTGGGCAATGAACCACCGTGATTGGGGTGGAAAACAATGAGGTGGCATCCCCCCGGATACGGCGGAAGCCGTCGCAATGCCGATCAGGTCAAACAGGACGGTTGGCAAGAACAGGGCATGTTGGCGGTCTCTATTGAAGATGATCGCCTGACCTGGCCCGAGAAGGAACTCGTCCGTCAGTTGGGCGAACGGCTCTATGGCAAACGAAAGGAGGATATGCATGAGCAATGATCGATGGACAGCTCCGCTGGTGGAGGAACGTTTGGCTGAAGCCGCAGGTGTGTTAAAGCGCCTGCCTGAAGAGAAGGTGCAGGGCTATTTCTCGGCCTGGCCGGATGTGGTTCACAACATCCATGAATCCTTTGGCTGGCATGATCCGGTGTTGCGAAGGCCCTGGCCGTCGCCCGGATCTATCGACAGGATGGATGAGACGATGCAATGGCTGCAATGGCTCGAGCCTGACGTTGCCAGGATCTGCTGGTTTCGCGCAGCGGGCGAGCGCTGGAAAATCATCTGCACACGGGTCGGATTGCAGCGCACAGCAGTCCATCAACGCTACCTTTTTGGTCATTGTGTGATCGCCTGGAAGCTTAATGGTCGTCGGCTGCCGCGTAATTGTTCGCGCCGCAAAGTGATTGAGATGGTCCAATCGGCGAAGGCGTGAGTAGGGGGTAGAAAGGTGTTCGGCGAACACTTTTCGCGCGGACAAAATCGGCGGTTTAGGCTACATTTTTTGCCAAGCTTGCGAGAGGCGCGCCCGGGACGGGATGCCCTCAAAGCAAAGAGATTCCATCGAATTCGAGCGAAGTCACGGGTCCTTCCTGGCCGATATCCTATGCGGGCGGGCTCAGCGCGGGATTTTCCTAGTGACGCCCTGAAAAAAGCCATTTCGTTTCGCTTGGAGCAGATCTCCCATCGAGGTCTGTTCGGCAGAACCGTTGGCGATGTGGCTATCGCTCACATGATCGACAAAACGAAACCGTGTCCGAGGTCATTTCGTTTCAAAGCGAAATGCCGCCTGTCTTTGCCATCCATTTAACGAGGTCATTTTGAGCGCACAGATCATCAATGTTGGTGACAAGGTCGAGATGGTCGCTGTTAGCGATCTGGCTTGTCACCCGGAAAACCCACGTCGGGGGAACCTTGATGAGATCCGCTCCAGCATCCGTGCAAACGGATTTTATGGTGCGTTGGTCGTCCAACGTTCCACCGGTCACATTCTTGCGGGTAATCACCGCTTCATGGCTGCGGAGGCCGAGGGACTGGACCGGGTTCCGGTGATCTATGTGGATGCCGATGATGAGGATGCAAAAGCCATTCTGGTTGGCGACAATCGCCTATCCGATCTGGCGGAAAACGATCCGGAGCTTCTGGCTGCTCTGCTTCAGGCAATCCAATCGCGCGATGTTGGTCTGACGGGCACGGGCTATTCTGATGACGACCTCGCCCAGATGCTGGCGCAAGCCGCCGGTGACATGGGGGCCGAGCTCGAGGGTGAAGATAATATTCCAGATACCCCGGAACAACCGGTCGCCCAGCCAGGAGATCTTTGGGTGCTTGGGAACCATCGTTTGATCTGTGGTGATGCAACCGTTGCCACCGACGTGGAGAGATTGCTGGGGCCGGTCAAGCCGTTGCTCATGGTGACCGATCCGCCCTATGGGGTCGAGTATGACCCGAACTGGCGGAACAAGGCAGGAGCCGCTGCGACTAAACGCACAGGCAAGGTGCTCAATGATGATCGTGCTGACTGGTACGATGCCTGGGTCTTGTTTCCCGGTGATGTCGCCTATGTCTGGCATGGCGCTTTGCATGCAACGACGGTCGCTGACAGTTTGGAACGTGCCCACTTCAATGTTCGCTCCCAGATCATCTGGGCCAAGGAACGCTTGGTTCTGAGCCGGGGTGATTATCACTGGCAGCACGAGCCTTGTTGGTATGCGGTCAAAAAGAATGGCAAGGGTCACTGGGCAGGGGATCGCAAGCAAACGACGCTATGGCAGATTTCCAGCCGGGATCAGGATGCTGAAACCGTTCATGGCACTCAGAAGCCAGTCGAATGTATGCGTCGTCCGATTTTAAATAACTCTAGCCCGGGTCAGGCTGTTTATGAGCCTTTCATGGGATCGGGAACGACCTTGATCGCGGCGGAAAGCACGGGACGGGTCTGTTATGGTTTGGAATTGAACCCGGCTTATGTGGATGTCGCTATTACACGCTGGCAGAACATCACCGGTCTGAAAGCCATATTGGACGGCGATGGTCGTTCGTTTGAAGAGATTATTAACGAGAGGTCGGAAACGTGAGACAGTCCAGACGTATGTCCTTTTTGGAATCACTGACCAATGTCGCTGTGGGTTACGGCGTGGCTGTCACAGCGCAAATTGCAGTGTTCCCTCTGTTCGGTCTGGAAGTCTCCCTCTCGGACAATCTGGTGATCGGCGCGATCTTTACAGGTATCTCGATTTTGCGCAGCTATACCCTGCGCCGGATATTTGAAGAAATTCGGGTTCGGAAGGTCTGGGGCTGAATTATGCTTCATCGTGAATTCGATAGACCTGCTTGCCGCTGTAAGACTGCTCGTTGACCACATTGAAGCCGAGTTTTTTCCGGAGCACATTGCTGATCGCTCCTCGCACGGTGTGGGGTTGCCAGCCGGTGGCTTTCGTCAATTCTTCGATGGAAGCGCCTGCCCCGGTTTGAAGCATATCAATCAGAATGGACTGCTTGGTGATCCGCTTAGGCTTAGCTTCTTTAACCTTTTGGGGAACGGTGGTCTTTGGCGTTTCGATCCTGGTCAAACCAGCGGCCTGAAGGATTTGTTCGCGGGTTAGTTTGTGTTCTTTCATCAATTCCATAACCCGGTCGACGGCTTTGGATTTGTAATTGAACGATTTGGCTGTGGTTGGCGTCCCAGTAATGGTTTCGATCGCACGGGCCAATTGGCTGACTTTGAGTTTCTTGATTTCCATGGGGCTTAGCTCCGCTCAGTAGTTTTCTTTGAAGGCGAAAAAGCGGACGGTCTTGCCGCCCGGCATGTTGACCCGGGCGATCGGCGCGTCGAGGTCAATTCGGCTGGTGTCGACCATGTTGATCGCTTGGCTTTCGGTTTTGCCTGTGTGGTAGCCGATAAAGTGGGTGACCATTTCAATGAGTTCGTCCTGACTTGAGGCGCGGTTCCAAGGGCGGGGCAATTCGGTGCTGCCGTCGTTCATCATGATGGCAATGCTGGTCATGGATTTTCCTTTCGTTTCAAGCGTTTGGCTGAATTCAGTAACGCTCTTAATCGAAAGGTCATCAAGTCTAATAGACTGTAATTAATCACTTTTTGGCGGTCATGTCGGATAATACTCAGCCCATTTCTGTGATATCGAGCCTGCTCGATATCTCCGAGCGGCGGGTCCAGCAGTTATCGAAAGCCGGTGTCATCCCGAAGGCGGCAAGGGGTCGGTACGAGCTTATTGGTTCGGTACGTGGCTATATCCGCCATCTGCGTGATCTCAATCTGAAGGGAGAGGCGG